GGTGCGACAACGATGTCTGTTGGCAACGCAGCGTCACGGGGGCGATCGGCGAGTGTGCCGTCGCGCAGCATCAACGTGTCTACTGGGACGGAGCGATCGGGAACTATGCCGCAAAGGACGCCGGACTATATCAGGTGCGCTGTAGCGAGTATCCGATGGCGAAACTCTGTGTGCATCCCACACAAGACGAGCGCGGGAAAAAAGGCGACGCCGATGAGGACGTGTTTATCCTCGCGCTCGCACACGCGCTCCCTCGCGTGTTTCTCGTTGGGTGGCTCTTTGGGCATGAGGCTAAACGGCCTGAGTGGTGGGGCGAAGTCAAACCAGGATTCGGACGGAAGGCGTTTTTCGCGCCGCACGAGGCGTTGCATCCGATAGAGACCTTACCGGACCTGTCGCCACACGATGACGGCGAGCGCGCGCGGCTGACTCGATTAGTGGAGACGCTCCGATGATGCAATCGTTTTGGATCGAGGGCACGCTCCCAGGCGTCAACGACTACACCGGAAAAAAATCGCGCTGGGAATACGGACGATTGAAAAAACAGGCGGAGGTGAGGATCTGCTATGCGATCCTCGCGGCGAAACTGACGCCGATGCCGCGGGCGCATATCACGTATCACTGGCACGAGCCGATCAGGCGAGGCAAGCAACAGCGCGACCCAGATAATTGCATGGGTGGGACGAAGTTCATCAACGACGCGCTCGTCACGATGAAGATCCTGCCGGACGACTCTCTGATGTTTATCCTTGGACTGACGCATCACTTCTTGGTCAATCAACAAAAACCTGGCGTGCGGGTCGTGCTCGACGATCAGCACGAACCCGAATAGGAGGAGGAGCATATTCATGTCTGTTCCCAGGCTCACGCACCATGTGCCGACCGACAGTACCCCGAATCCCTTCATCAATCCCTCGCCGTACAACCGGAAATTGCACGACCCGATGCGCCGGAAGATTGCGCTCGTGGGGTTCGGCGAAAAGAACGGACGCACGGCGCCGTACAACGATCCAGAATGGGAGATCTGGCATTTCAATATGGGCAATCGGATCGCGATCGCGTATGACGACGAGGGACGATTCCGCGCCGATCGCTGGTTTGATCTGCACGAGGATCACGCGCAAGACGCGAAAGATCGCGCCTGGATTCATTCCTGTCCCGTGACAATCTATCTCACGACGATGTTCACCGAGAACCCGCACGCGCGCGTGTTTCCGCTTCAGAAGGTCGAGCGCTTCATGCGCGACACGTTCAAGATGGCGGAACCCTATTGGGCTAGCAGTTATGCGTACTGCCTCGCGTTTGCGATGATGGAAGATGTGACGGACATCGGGTTGCACGGAATCGAGATGGACTGGGGACGCGAGCGCTCGCACGAGCGCGCGAACTTGGAGTTCATGCTCGGCCTCGCGCTCGGATCGGGGATCAACATCCATACGCAAAGTCGCACGCTCTTGCGACATCCGGCGCGCTACGGGTTTGAATATGACAAGGAACGCGATGGCGTGATTCAGGAGTGCGGCGAACTGATGCGGCAATTTCTGCAAGCAAAAGACATGAAGAATGCGTTTGACTGTATCATGGACGCGCGCATTCTCGCGCTCGTGCAAGCACGGCAAACACTCCTCTATACAATCGATAATTGCTCACATCTGAGCCTCGCACATCTACGAGAGATTCTCGATGCTGAACGGACCACCACCACGACGAGTCGAGTGGATTGACCGGCCTCACCCCGTCCGGACAAAGGAAAACAGATCTTGGCGAAACAAAGTCTCCGCATTCTCGGTGCCGTGACGCTGGCGATCAACCACAACGCGACACTGCTCGATCAGGCCGTCGGCCTTCAGGAAGTCACGATTCACGTCAAATTCGATCGCGACGGACATCCCCAGCGGGCGATTGTGGTGCCATCCTTCACCTGTTTTATTCGGTCGAAACCGTTAGAATGCTTTACTTTTGAGACGACGTAACTTATAAAGTAAGAGAGAGTACGACACGCTGCGCCAGAGCAGGTCTTGAAGATCTGGCATTCTGAGGGACGATTCCTCGGAGTGCCAGATCTTTTTTTTTGGCGTAGACCATCCGACACGGAGGCACATTATGGCCGCGTTCAAACGGATCTCGGCAGTGCAATTCAACCAACTCGCGAAAGCGAAAAAGGAATTGCCTGACGACACGATCGTCATTAAAACCGAGATCGGCGTCTCTGGCATCTCCGACGCAGGGCGTCAAGCGACGTTCAAAATTTCCTCCTCGGCGATCGATCGCGACAACGACACGATCAACCCGAAGGGGTGGAATCTCGACAACTACAAAAAGAATCCGGTGGTGCTCTGGGGTCACAAGTATGATGCTCCACCGATCGCGACGTGTCCCTCGATCAGTTTGAAGGGCGGGGATCTGCTCGCGCAGGCGAATTTTTTCTCAAAGGACGTGTATGAGTGGGCCGATACGATTTATAAAATCGTGAAGGCAGGGGGTCTGCGCGCGTCCTCGGTCGGATTTCGTCCGATCGATTTCGACTACAACAAATCGCGTGGCGGGACCGATATTCACACGCAGGAACTTCTCGAATGGTCGATCGTGCCGATCCCCTCGAATCCGGAGGCGCTGCTCATGTGCGCGGCGACGGCAGAGCAGGGCGATGAAGTCGTGAAAGCCTTTATTAAGCAGTGCGAAGATTTCCTCGATGAGCACTATGGTGGTAAGGGAGTGTGGGTGCCGCGCGAACAGGTCGAAAAGACCTTCGAGGCGATCAATAAGTCCGGTGTGTTTGTGCCGGTGCAGATCGTGCGCGATCAGAAAAAAGAGGTACCCTCACCGGAGGGCGGCGAGACTGAGGCGACGTTCATGTCACGGTGCATGAGCGATGCGACGATGCAGCAGGAATTTCCGGACCAGGATCAGCGAACGGCGGTGTGCATGCGGCAACTCAGCGGGAAGCAGGCGCCCGCGCCCGCGACGAAGGCGGAGGAACCGCTCTATCTTGACATCATCGATGAGGCGCTCGTGTTCGAGTTGAGCGGCGAGTACGTCGACATCGATCAGAAGGGTGTGCAGGATATTTTAGCAGGGATCATCAAGAATGCCGTTGAGGCCATCGGGCGCGACGTGCACACTGAGGTGCGCGCACAGATCAATCGTGCGCGTGGGCGCGTAGACTAACGCAACGATAGGACTTCACATAAAGGAGGGCTGTACTATGGGCGCGATGACTGTTGAGCAACTGAATAAGCAGATCTCGGAGCAAGTGTTACCGCTTATTAAGGAGAACGTCGGGCCACTGGTGAAGGATCTCGTTGCCGAGAACGTCAAGAAGGCGCTCGAATCGGTCGCGGGCGAACTCACGGTGTCGCAGAAAGCCAACGCCGACGCGATCAAAGCCCTGCAAGACAAGTCGAGTCCGTCCGTCTTGTCGACCGCGAAGCGCGAGCGACAGAAGGGCGAACCGATCGGCGCCATTGTGCGCGCGCTATGGAAATCCAAGAACGACGTGCCGCGTGCGGTGCAGATCCTCAAGTCTGAGGGCAATGGCGATCTCGGTGATCTCATGCTGGCCCAGTCCAAGCATATCACCGGCGACGAATTGGGCATGAAGTCGATGCTCGCCACCGATCCGGATACCGGCGGCATCTTGATTCCGCAGCCGGTCGCCGCGGAAGTGATCGACATCCTCCGTTCGCGCGTGGTCGTCCGGAGAGCCGGAGCGGACCAGTTGCCGATGCCGAACGCGAATTTCCGACTCCCGAAAAAGACGCTGGGGACCAGCGCCTACTACGTCGGTGAGGGAGAGGCCGGTACGACCAGCAAAGTCAAAACCGGTAGCGTGCTCCTATCCTTCAAGAAACTGATTACAATTGTGCCTGCCTCCAACGATCTGTTGCGCTACTCCTCACCAGGGGCGGATCAGATCATCCGGAACGACATCACCGACAATATGGCCGTGCGCGAGGATCAAGCGTTTCTGCGTGACAAGGGCACCGACGGCACCCCGAAGGGGTTACGGTATTGGGCCAACTCGGCGAACGTGTTCGACGGCACCGGCGGCGTGGGCGGCACGACCAACATCGATGCGATGACGACGACCTTGGGGAACCTCATCCTCAAGTTGATCGGCGTCGATGTGCCGATGCTGCGTCCGTGCTGGATCATGGCCCCACGCACCTACATCAACCTCATGACGACCCGTGTCAGCGCGACCGGCGTCTATGCCTTCCGCGACGAAATGGCGCGGGGCAATCTTTGGGGCTGGCCGTTCTACTACACGACACAAGTGCCGGTGTCGTTGACCGAAGGGGCCAATTCCGACACCTCGGAAATCTATCTCGTCGATATGGCCGATGTGGTCATCGGCGACAGCGAGCGCCTCATCATCGATGCGTCGAGCGACGCGGCGTATGAAGAGGGCGGATCAGTGAAGGCCGCATACTCACGGGACGAGACCGTGATTCGTGCGATCGCGGAGCACGATCTCGTGATGCGACGTGACGTATCGGTGGCCGTAGCAAAGGCGATTCGCTGGGGCGCCTAATCGGGGAGCGTGGCGGCACGACATGATGATGCGGACTCTCTCACTTTATCTTTAGACACGGAGGACTATCATGCTGAGAATTACTCCCCTGACACTGCACTCAAAGGAGGCGTTTATCGTAGGCGATTGCGCGACGGGTGGCGATTCCACCAGCGGCGGCACGCTGACCGGCGGACTCATCGATCGGCTCGCGCTGGGCCATGCGTATACGCACGCACACCCGCAGATCACGGGCGAAATTCCTGGGACCACCTCGACGGCGGGGCGGCGCTGGGTGACGTTGAACGTCAAAATCAAACACGGAGACAGTTCCGGCGGCGGCGATCTCGTCGACTTTGCCACCGGACTCATTGCCGACGCATTGCCGTTCTACACGACACAGGGCGAATCGACCGATTGGAAAAGTTGGTCGACCGGCCTACAACGGATGCAGTATTCGCCAAAGTGCTATCCGCTCATGGGCGCGAAGCGCTTCATCGCGGTCGCGGGTACGGTCACGCGCGTCGGGGCAGTGACAGCGACCGCGGCGGCGAACCTGTTCACGGGGTCACTGCATCTCTCGCTCTTGAATCAGAGCGAGGAGACCAGCGTGAAGTTCAGCGTGGCGCCTGGCAATGTTGCGGGCACGATTAAGACGACCTCGACCGCGACCTAAGCGGGAGGGGGCGCATAACTCGGAGAGCCTCATCGAGCGATCTGTGCGAACGGAGGAGTGGCAGATGCCGGTTGTCCTATTCGACAAAAAATTCATTGTGCGCCACGGACCACAATACAATCCTGGCGAGCGCGCGATGTTGACTGACGAGGAGGCCCTTGACGCGATCCGTCAAGAAGCGGCGACGGTTGTCGATGATGCGATGGCCGCACCTCCGGCACACAAGCAGATCAAGAGTCCGCCTTCAGCGAAAGCGTACTGAGGGCGGACTCAACATTCTACGAGGCTCACATGACTAAAGCAGCACTCGACGAAGATGAAATCCTCACCGAAAACATTCCGGCTATTCAAGATCCTGTCACGAAGGAAATTGTGTGGCCGCAAACCAAGGGCATTCCGGCTGATCTCACCGGTCCGCTGAACTGGCACCACCCGTGCTCGGCGCGCTTACAAGTCGTACAGACGGCGGACGGGCGCACGGTCATGCACACCGGACCGAAGCGGAAGAAAGTGTGCATCGTCGGCTACGCCGAAAACTCGCGCCATCTCGCCTGGTACAACGATCCAGAGTGTGAAATCTGGGGCGTCAATCAACTCTATCGATTCATTCCCCGCGCCGATCGCTGGTTCCAAGTGCACACCGATTGGAACGATGCCGACAAATGGGCCGAGGGCGCCGACCTCCATGCGTGGCTCAAAGAATGTCCGATACCGGTGTATATGGTCTCGGACGTGCAGAGCATTCCGACGGGCGTCGCGTTTCCGAAAACCTGGGTTAAGGCCGCGCTGGGGACGCACGAGTATTTCACGAGCAGCATTGCGATGATGATCGCCCTCGCGATCGCGGAGGGATTCGAGGAGATCGGGATCTACGGCATCGATCTCATCGTGGGGCGCGAATATCATTTTGAGAAAGCCTGCGTCGAATTCTATCTCGGCATCGCGCACGCGCGCGGCATTAAGTATCACCTCCCTGAAAACTCCGCGTTGCTCTGGCAATCGCATACCTACGGATTCGAGGAAGCGCCGAACTATGGATTCTTCGGCCTAGAGAAACTCAAGAAGCGCTGTCTCGCCCTCGCGAAAATCACCGACGAACTCAAAACGAAGGTGCATCTCTCGAAGGGGCGCCTCGACGAAGCCGACTATCTGTATAACGCCATGCGGGACGAGGAGAGCCGCGCCAAGATGAACGAGCGGCGGCGCGCGCTTGAACAGACACTCTCGGAAGATCTGAACACGCTCTATCTGCATGATGGCGCACAGCAAGAGGTGTCCTCGATGTATGCGATCTTGGAACTGCGCTCACGAGGCGGGCAAGTCCAGTAACCGGAGGCGTGCATGTTCGAAGTCTGTGGATCGGCGACAGGGGAATGGCTGGCGGATCTGCCGGACGTGAAGGACGCGCTCGGCCTCGACGATTCGCAATACGACCAGACGTTGCTGCGCATGGTCCGACGTGCATCGAGCCGGATCGAGTCGTATCTCGGTCGGTCGCTACAGACGCAAGTCTATCAGGCCGTCCTCCCCGCCTACGGGCGTCGCAAATTAGTGCTTCCGGCCTATCCGGTCAGGTCTCTGTTCCGCGTATTCGACGGGACGGATACCGGCACCGGTACCGAACTCAGGGCCACCGCGGGCGACTTTCGACTCGATGCGGCGCGCGGCGTGCTTGAACGCGACGACGGATGGCCCTGGACGTTTCAGATGCGCGAGGCGATCTCGCCGTTTCCCGAACCAGGGCAGGAATATCCGCGCTTCCTCGTGGAATTCTCCGCGGGGTATGTGCCGCCGTTGGGCAAGTGCTCGACGTTCGACGGCACCACCACGACCGGCATGACGCTTGAGCAGGATCTTCAGGACGCGACGATCGCGCTCGTGCGCAATATGTGGCACGACCGGTCACGACCGACCAACGTGCGCAGTAAGAGCGTCGGGGAAATCTCGATTAGTTATGGCGAGTCAAAGGGGGAACTGCCGGACGAGGTACTGGCGATCCTTGCGCCATATCGGAGTAATCTTTAGGGGGGGCATCATGGCTGAACCGACCGAACCGAATCTCTTGAAGATGACGCGCAGCGCAGACGAAATTCTGCGAGATGTGCGAGCCGGAGCCTTGGATATTGCCGACGTGCAGATCCAGTCGCGCGTGCAGATCGACGAGATCGACAAGTCCGGCGATGAGCCGAAACTCACGCGCACGCGTGTCTTTGTCGATGGAGAACAAACGGAAGTGATTAACTATTAACCCGAACAGGTCGGAAATTTCAATGACCGAAAGGTAGGTGATAAATTGCCTCTCCAAAGAACCGGTCGAAATATCATTGCGATGCTGCTCGTCGGTGAAACCGTGGCGCCGCTATTCACGACCACGGGCGCCGTGCTCTGGGTCGGCTCAGGGTCGGTGGCGCACGACTCGTTAGACAATCACCTCAAGGGCACGAGTGTCGCCGCCACGATGTTGACGGGGTATCCATCTCGTGCCGTCAATGTGTTGACCGCGCGCGCGGTCTATACGACCAACGAAGCCAATTTCCCCTGGATGGAGTGGGGGGTGAAGAACGCGACGACCACGGTGACAAGCACGGCAGGCAATACCACGTTGTTGAATCGCATGGTGGAAGATCTGGGCATCAAGACGAACGCCGCGCAGTGGCAACTCACGGCGAGCCTCACGCTTACGACGTAACACTGGGTTGATGATGCCGGAC